AGCGTGGTTCTCGGCATAGGGCTGTAAATAAAGAAGTTCCTTCGCGCTCTCTACCGGCTGGTCCATGGGCTTGCCGTCGTCAAATCCCATCAACAGAACTCCGTACCTGCCGATGCCTGTAATCTTATCCACCCTGTTCAAATAATGGTAAACAGGGACGTCCTTCAAAAGTAGATCCCACGCCTTCTCGAACTCCGTCTCCTTCTCGTCCTCAGTCTCGTAAACGTCGGGGGCTCCACGCCATGTGGCGTCCGGATAAGCACTCACTATCCGCTTGGCAATGTCCTGCCGAGTGAAGCGGCCTTTGTATCTCGAAAACGTGATCGTGAATGGATAACCGCAAGAGGTATAAAGCTCCCGATCGCCGTCAAAGGATTCCCCAAGCTGTGATGCCAAGGTAGCTCGTGAAGCAATCACACTGGTGAGCTGCTGGAGTTTTTGAACTAAACCAGCACTGAATTTGGATATGCCCGACTCTTTCTTCATATTATCTACCTCTTCCCCACGTCCCGGCAATCTTTTGCACGGCACACAATTTGTTCAACGCCATTGAAGCGGAGTCCACTTGGTCCTTGTATTTTCCATTTGGGAATAATTTATGTTCGTCTATAAAAACTTTGTTCCACTCGCCTACGATAAGCTTCACGTTCTTCCCCTCCACTTGAGCGGAGTACGGCTCAGCCCTCGTGACCTTGTCTCCGGTTACCTTGTCCGCATGGACGTCGTATCCAGCCAAGCCGGCGATAGAACTTTCCGCACTCTCCTTACCCCCACTACCCGGCTCCTGCTCCACCCATATTACCACGTCCGTACCATCCATTAGAGCAGTCTGCCTTATGATCGCTTCCCTTTTTCCCGCCGACCACTGACCCCTTACAACGTCCTCGACCACAAACGAGCCGTCCTTCATTTTATGCATCAAGACTCCGACAGTGTATGCCCCTTTGTCCGTACTCCCGGCCTTGTCCCACGCACGGATGGACTTCTCAAGGGAGAAGCTGCTCTTGTTAATGGCCTTCACAAATTGGAAACCGTCAATCGGGAACATACCGCCTTCGCGAGGGGTAGGGCGTTGCTGTAACTGACCAGCTGATGCATAAAGGCCGAGGTCGCCTTCCATTGAGGACAGCTCTTTATCCCCATACCGCTCCGGCCATAAGGGCTCGTCTATCTTGGTGCGGGGATCTTTGAAGCTTAATGGGGAGATGCTTCTGTTTTCACATTCGTATCTGGCTGGCAAACATAAATGGACCCAGCCCTTCTTTGCAAGGACATGGCCGGACAAGTCGTCCTCGTGGATCCTTTGCATGATGATAACGTAGGAGCCGGTCTTCGGATCATTGAGCCGGGTGGACATTGCATAGTCCCACCATTCCAAAGCACTCTTCCGTACAGTCTCGGACTCACCGTCCACCACGTTATGCGGATCATCTATGCAGTTATGAACCAGAACGCCCCCAGCAAAAAAGTTCCTATTCTTCGCTACTTGAAGATTATAAACCTTCTTGGCTTCACCCACCGATTTAATGCTTTTTATCTTTACGATCTTCATGCCGCTTTCCCTTGTTTCAAATGAGACAACTTGCATTTCAATCTCACTTCAGGTCTATTCATGGCAGCTTTCATTCTCTCGGAATGTCTCTTGCGATATTCAGGATCAGCCATCAGCTTCTTTATTTTATTGCCTATCCTAAGCCGTAAAGCAGGATTAGACATAGCCTTTTTACAATTGCTTTTTGCCTTCTCCCTATGTCCCGGTCTATTCCAAACAGACTTGTAGATTTTACTCTTCTCTTCATGGGTGAGTAGAACTTTTGGGAGATGACTTTTAGCATCGGGTTGATAGTGTGATTTACTTTGCATCTCTCGATATTCAAGATTTGTCCACAATCGCTTTACTTCATCTGACCGTTGCGTTTTTCTTTTCTCGTCCCAAACTTCCATCTGAATCTGATGCTGTCTCTTTTTATAGCCCTTGGTGGACATTGTTCTTTTCATCCGAGTAAGTCTTTTCCCCTCTGACATGCCGGAAGGATCCAAGACGCCATTCCCGCCAACGGTCGAATTATATCCATGAGGACGAAGCGTGCCTATCTCTTTGATATACTCCACCTCAAGACTCTTGGCCTCAGTATCAGACGAGCACCGCGCCAAGGTGCCGGTCTTCAATGAGTCTGTCCCGTATTTCCTGATGGCATAGGACAAGGTCAAATCAGATCCCCCAGCTGCCGCTTTGACATGCTGTCCGACTCGAACTCCGAGGGAATGCTTGGTCACCCCAACATATTTCTTCTTATTGGGAAAGCGTATGATGTAGACAACCCATCTCATTCTGCCACCCCGCATTCATCTCCGGACCTTAATTCCCCTGCCGCAATATATCCCCTGTTCTTTGTCCAAACTTCGTGATCAGCCGTGCATCTGAATACGTGACCGTCTTCCAGTTCAATTTCCAAGATCGCTTTGTTGGGCTGGAGGGGTTTCTCTGGATCGGGATATGTCTGTCTTGTTTCGATCGGCTGATATTCAATCACACCGTGCTCGTGTTCAAAACTCAAAACATTGACCGACAATTCTTTTACGACAATGTCCCCTATCTTCATCATTCCGTGGTCGGTCATTATTTCCTGTTCGTAAGGAAGGCAGATCTTCCCTCCACCCTCACCTGTCAACGCGCCTCCAACTGAAGTCGCTAATCTGTATCCACCAAAATTGTTTTCGAACCTGATCTTCGTATTCTGATCTCCCGTGAGAACGAGGTCCGGTTGGAAGTTGGAAAGCAAAGCTTGATAGGAAGGGGATTGAATGAGACGCCTGCATTTGACACTGTCTCTAATACTGAGTGATTCCGCGTAGGAAGCAAACAGCCATTGCTCGGCAGGATTGCGCAACCATTCCCACGCCGGCCAGAACACACCGACAGCCAAAGACTTCATATGACGTGGAGGAATGTTGATAACGAGTCGCTTGATCTCCCCTCTTGTAACTGCCTCAAGATGTTCACAGATCGCATCAATATGCCAACCGGGAACATAGTCGCTCGGGTCCACTTGCGACCACATCTGTTTGATAAAATGATTCAGGCTCCGGTATGCCAGCTCTCCATCAAGCTCTTCCATTGTCGGGAGCTCTAATTTCTTGAGGTCCATTGTAGAGGTTGCTGTGGTCATATTTAATTATCCCGGAATGACGGAGAGAGCGGACGACTAACTCGCGGACTGTTGTTGGGCTGCTCTTCCCTCGCGGTCCCTTTGGCTACTATTTTACGAAGGTTGTCTATGTCACTCACGCTCATCTTACCAAAATCGAAACTGTGCTTGTGAGTAATGGTCTGGTCATTATTGAAATTGACTTCGTCTGTAACCTTGCCCTCGGTACGCTCGGCAACAAACTGACGTGCGGATGCATCACCCTTGACATATTGAGCGTAGGTTACCCGCAGTCCGGCGTCCCTCATATTCTTTGGACGGAAGTCTGGACCCCATGCCGCCTGTAGCTGGGCAAGGAGGAGAGGCGGTATCGGTTCGTTACCTATTCCCCTGAGCATATCAGGAATACAGATCTCTTTCCTCGGCCTGCCGTGACCGAACTTGTTACCCGGTTGGAAGCGTACTTGGCCCCGGGCCTTCCTTTCGTTTACCGTCTCGTTTTTAACGTCAGTCCTCATGTCGTTTCCTTGTCTGCTGATGTGGATCTATTTATTACACGCTTGGTAGAACTGGGAGTGGTTATTGGAGTGGTCCTGCTCTTTGCTTTTCCTATCCCACTCAATAAATTGTTTTTGGTGTCCACACATTTCTGATGCAATGCAAGATATTCATCTGCTCGTACTTCAATTAGGTACCGTCTCCCTTTTTTGTCCGGTGTCCCGTCTTTGGGATTGATGTACGATTCAGCATTGTCCGTGAACTGGATTGAAGATCCGCATGTACAATGGATTGAAATACTCTTCATAAAGTCACCACAAAAAAAATAGGGACAACAAGATAACCCTACGAGCCTGCCATGGTTTGTGACCGCGATACAGAGCATACATGCGGGCGGCAAGTTCAAATCGGGGTTGGGCGGATTCGGTAGCCACAAGAAAAAGATCGCGAAATAATTTGATTTCAGGTGTTAATTCAGGCATGACCCCTCCGTAAAAAACATCTCTCT